AACTTTATTGTTGTCTCACCAGAAATGGCTAACATTCTTGAGTTCACCTCCGGCTTCCGTGCTTCTGTAACTCACGACGACGATCGTGGCACAGTTGGCGCTGTAAAGGTTGGTTCAATCTCCAAGAAGTTTGACGTTTACGTCGACCCATACTTCCTACGCAATGTCGTACTAGTTGGTCGTCGAGGCGCTTCATTCCTTGAGTCTGGCTACGTTTACGCTCCATACGTCCCACTCCAGGTCACACCAACAATCTTCGGCGTTGAGGACTTCGTACCTCGTAAGGGTGTCATGACACGCTACGCTAAGAAGATGGTTCGTCCCGATATGTACGGACTTGTAGTCTGCAAAGACTTCCTTGGCTAATCTAACTTAAGTTAGATATTAAACCCCTCGGCATTATTGTCGGGGGGTTTTCTTTTGTCGAGAACTATTTAAGATAGATCACTTAAAAAGGAGACCAAAAGAATGGCTTTGCCTGTTTTGACCCCCATTTCACAAACTTCGGCCGTAATATTGCCCCAGACAGGAACAGTAACTGATGTTGCAGGAACTTTACCTTACGGTATTTATTCCACATCAGATTCCTTCTTAACAGGTGCAGCAGATCAAGTTGCTTATACTTATAAAATGCTTGGTGGCGATGTTTTGGACATTGAACTTACTGCCGGAAATGTTTATGCAGCATATGAGGATGCTTGTGTTGAATACTCTTACTTGGTCAACCTCCATCAAAGCAAAAACTCACTTACAGACCTTCTTGGCTCTGCAACAGGATCTTTTGATTCAGATGGAACAATCATTGGTGGAGATGCATCAGGATCTTCAGCGGCAACAAAGTTTACTCGCTTTTCTTTTGAGTATTCAAGAAGAGTTGGAGATTCGATTGGCACAGAAGTTCGTGTTGGCGGCCTTGTCACCATTTACTCTGCTTCGATTGATGTTGAGGTCAAGAAACAAGATTATGACTTAGAAGAGATTTTAAGAAATGATCCTGTGCACTCTGGAACTGTTGGAACAGATAACAGAATAATGATTCGCAAAGTCTATTACAAGACACCACAAGCAATGTGGCGATTTTATGGCTATTATGGCGGATTGAACACAGTTGGCAACTTGGCTAACTATGGTCAATATGCTGATGATTCAACATTTGAAGTTATTCCAGTCTGGCAAAACAAAGCCCAGGCAATGGCTTTCGAAGACAACATTTATACAAGGACAAGTGGATTCTCTTATCAGTTAAGAAACAACAAACTAAGAATCTTCCCTGCTCCTTCCATTGTTCAGCCAAAGAAAATGTGGATTGAGTACTCTGTTGACGAATCGCCCTTATCTTCTTCAGTTGGCTATGTTCAAAAACAAATAAATGGTGTCAACAATATGAACACCCTGCCATTTGAAAACATTCCATTTGAAAATATTAACTCAATCGGCAAGCATTGGATTCGGCGCTATGCTCTCGCTGTCTCAAAAGGGCAGTTGGGTGAAGTTCGTTCTAAATTTGCCACTGTGCCCATTCCTGGCGAGTCTGTGACGCTTAACGGCACTGCCCTTAAGGACGAGTCCAAGACAGAAAAGCAAGCCCTTAGAGACGAACTGAAGGCCATTATGGACGAATTGACTTACACCAAGCTTGCACAAGATGATCAAGCCAAGATAACTGCCGTGGTTGAGACCTTTAAATCAATCCCAATGGCCATTTATACCGGCCCACAAGGTAGTTCATAATGTCTGACGAGTGGAGCCGCCCAGCAAGCCCCCCGCCTCCTCTTTTCTTTAATGAAAAAGAGCGAGATCTTGTAAAGCAAGTAAATGACGAACTTATTGAAAGGGTCATCGGGCAAACTGTTGCTTATTACCCTCTATCCCTTGAACACACAAACTATCACCCTCTTTACGGAGAGGCAATACAAAAAACATTCCTGCCACCCGTAAGAGTTCACGCTCTTGTAAAGTTCGATGGAATCAAGACAGAAACAAAAAACTATGGTTTAGATAAATCATTTAAAATAACTGTTAATTTTCATAAAAGAAGACTAACTGAAGATCAAGATCTTTATGTTAGAGAAGGCGATTTTGTGCTATATGACGATGATTTATTTGAAATCGTATCCTTAATAGAGCCCAGGCTTCTTTTTGGTCAAGCCGATAAAAGATTTGAAATATCTGCTGCTTGTATTAAATCTAGAAAAGGTGTTTTTGATGCAACTTAACGACTCAATATATGATGTGGAAAACATTAAATACAATGAATATACTAAATTTGTTGACATTCCATTTTTTCCTTCTACAATAGAAAATATTGATTTTGCTGTATATGATTATTTTAAAAACAACTTTGATATATCAACAAAAACAAACAAAGGCTTTACTAAGGTTCCTTTAAGGTGGTCGATGCCTGAAAGGTCTCTGCTTTCAAAAGAAGAGCCACGAAAAGAAGGTGTATTTGAACTTCCTGTTATTACAATATCAAGAGAAAACATAAATAAAAGTAAGTCTTTTAAAGGATCATTTTATGGAAATGTCCCACCTGATAACACCGGTGCCTCAATAACGCTGGGCAGAAGAATAACTCAGGAAGTTACAAAGAAGTTTGCTGCAGCGTCTTCTTTAAAGAAAACAAATAATAGATTTTCAAATTTAAGATTTAATAATAAAAAAGTTGTTTATGAGTTTTTTAATATCCCACAAATTGTCCACTTAACACTTAATTACTCTTTAACACTTACTTCAAACTACCAAGAACAAATGAACGATATGGTAGCACCCTTGATTGCAAGGCCAGGAAATTTAAATTATATAATAATAAATAAAAATAACCATTCCTACGAACTATTTATAGAGGAGTCTTTTTCTCAGAAAGATACAAAAAGCAATCTTTCTGAAGAAGAGCGCCTTTATGAGACAACAGTTAACTTTAAAGTTTTAGGATATTTATTTGGAGAAGATAAAAACGAAAAGAAAAATTTTATTTCTTTAAAGCAAAATTTTGTTGATATAAGAATAAAAGAACAAATAATGTAGTTTTTGGTTTTTAAATAACTATTTATATTAAAACGCATTTTATAAGGAGAACAGTTAATGGCTGCTAATAGCTTTACTTTTAAATCACCCGGAGTTTTCATTAGAGAGGTTGACCGATCAGAAGTTCAACCACTACCAACAGAAGTTGGCCCACTTGTTATTGGACAAGCAAACAGAGGCCCTGGATTATTTCCAACAGTTGTTAGAAATTATGAGGAATTTGAACAAATTTTCGGTAAACCACAAGCTGGTAGGAAAAACGTTGATGACGTTTGGCGACAAGGCTCAGGTTATGCCACTCACTATGGTTCCGTTGCTGCTCAAAAATACTTAGAGCAAAAAGGAACAGGCCCTTTAACTTTCGTTCGCCTTCTAGGAGATGAAGGAACAAGCGCTGATACTGTTGATGCTGACAAAGCCGGCTGGAATGCAACAACCGCTTACGGCATCTTTTTATACACAAGCGGCTCCGGCAACGTTATCACAGGAGCGCTCGCTGCAACTATCTATGTCGACGGCAGCGATAAGGTAAAGATTGTAGATAGGCAGAATGTAGTTAGTGGTGCTTACTCTTTAATCACGGCAAGCCACTCAAAAACTACAATTGAAATAGGCAGCGAAAAATTTGATGTATCATTTAATAAAAATGATGATACTTTCATTAGAAACGTTTTAAATACTAATCCAGAAAAAACAAACTCAAGTATATACTCAACCACAAAAACTTACTGGCTTGGTGAGACATATGAAGACTTTATTTCAACTGAAGACGCACTTGGCACATCATCAGCCAATGTGCATTATGCTGCTGTCTTCGAGCTTCAAAATAGTGGAGCAGACCATGCGGACAGAAGAGAGCCCCTTTATGAGCCAACCACTCCTTGGGTAGTCTCACAAGATCTCTCAGCCGACACAGGCTCCTTTACTTACGATAGGCTACAAAAGCTTTTCCGCTTTGTTGGAATCCAACAGGCCGGTCAAGGCACCCAAAAAGACGTTAACGTAGCAATCGAAAACATTAGATACCCCAAGAATATTGCTGAGAATCCTTATGGCACATTCGACGTTGTTATCTATAGAGCAACAGCAACACCAGGAAGCTCTCTTGACAGAGATGAGCCTCTTGAAGTTTTTGCAGGTGTAACATTAGATGATGAGTCAGAAAACTTTATCGCAAAAAGAGTAGGTGATTCTTACTTTGTTTGGGATGATGATGAAGAAAGATACACAGAAAGAGGCGAGTACGGAAACGCTAGCGCATACTTCAGAGTAGAGCTTCATGAAGATATCAGACTAGGAAGCTTTAATAAGCTCTGCCTTCCATTTGGTTTCTATGGAGGAATCAAATACAAGGACGCTTCGGGCTTCACTGCCGCTGCTTCTGCAAGTGTGGATACTCTCTTAACTTCGTCAACCGCACTAAACGATGCTGCATCCGGCTTCACTAGCGCTGCAGAGATTGTTTCCGGTGCAAATATTTACCTTACAAGCTCAACCTACTATGGCGGTCTTGCATCAGGTTCTCTAACCGGCACAATGAAATTTCCAAAACTAGGTCTTGTTGATACAGCTGTTGATACTACACAAAGAGCAAACGGTTTTGGTGCTAGGTCTGCTCAAGATAACAATACTTACTTTGATGTTGTTCGTCGCCTATCAGCTGACTTAACTGCAGCGGATTACACATATCCAGCTTCAGCAGACACAAGTACAGAAGTCTTAGTGGCTTTCTCTCTTGACGAGCTTCAACAAGGCACTTCAAGTGCAACAGTTGCAGATGCTGACAGTAGAGTTGCCGGCGGAGATTATAATTTCGCAAGGTTCGTGTCAGGATCACGAGCTGCTGGTACTTCAATCACTGCAGACAAGTGGTACTACGGAAGCACTACTGCCTCTGCTGGCGCCACAACAGGATCTTACGCTGTAGTCGAAACAAGAGGCCTTAACGGCCCAGGAATTAGAGGTTTCTCTGTTCCAGTTATGGGCGGCTCTGACGGCATTAAGATAACTGAGCCTGATCCATTTGCAAACAGACTACTTGATACTACTTCAAGATACAACTACTACTCAATTGAAAAAGCAATCAAGGCAGTTAAAGACCCTGAAGTTCTTGAATTCGATTCTGTTGCAATACCAGGGCTTACAAAAGACAGCCTTCAAGATACTTTAATTAGAACAGTAGAAGACCGTGGAGATGCAATTGCGCTCTTAGATATCAAACACGACTATGAGCCAAACACAGAAACAGCTGCTGCTGATACAGAAACTTCACCAGTTTTAAGCGAGGCTTTAAGAACCTTTAAAGATAGAGCTCTTAACACAAGCTACGCCGCAGCATACTACCCAGCAGTCAAGATGACACAAGACGGAACGAGCATCTTTATGCCACCAACCGTTGCTGTAATGGGTGTATTTGGACGCACAGCGAGAGTTTCAGAGCCTTGGTTCGCTCCCGCAGGGTTTAACCGTGGCGGCCTTAGAGAGGTTGGTGTGAGCGGTGTTGCAACCGTACTAAGATCAAGAGAAAGAGATGATCTTTACGAAATTAACGTTAACCCAATTGCCAGATTCCCTGCCGTTGGGCCGGTTATCTTTGGTCAAAAAACACTTCAAGTTAAGTCAAGCGCTCTAGACCGAGTTAATGTTCGTCGCCTTCTTATTTACCTTAAGAGGCAAATTGGAATTGTTTCAAACTCAGTATTGTTTGAGCAAAACATTCCAAGCACTTGGCGAGACTTTAAGAACCGGCTTAATCCAATCTTGGCTTCCGTGAAAGCTGGTGGTGGTTTAACTGAGTACAAGATTGTTCTAGACGAAACCACAACAACACCAGAACTTCAAGATAGAAACGTTCTTTACGGCAAGGTTCTTATCAAGCCAGCAAGAGCAATTGAGTTTATTGCACTTGACGTTGAAATCTTAAGATCAGGCGAAGCACTATAAAAAGGAGAAAATAAGAAATGGCAAATTTTTGGTCATCAGAAAATACCGCAGCAATACCTAAAAGAAATTTTAGATTTTTAGTTAATATTGGCGTGGCCAACGCCCTTCCAGTTTGGATTGCAAAATCAACTCAACTACCTAACTTTTCAGTTGGAGAAGCAAAAGTTCATTTTGTTAATCATGAATTTAAATATCCAGGAAAAGTAACCTATCAAGATCTACAAATAACTTTAATTGAGGCCGTAGACCCTAATACAAGCTTTAAACTTTTAAAGATGTTTTCAGATTCAGGGTATGCAAATCCAAGCGTTCTCGGTGACGATCCCAGCGCTAATGATGCGAACAACTCTATGATCTTCAAGAGCAAAGCAGTTATGCCAGTTACCCTTACCCACTTGGGCGGGCCCGCAGAGGCAGGCGGTAGTGGTGGTGCTGCCCCGCCCACAATAAACAACACCTACAATCTTAAAAACGCTTGGATTAAGAATATCACACTTCCACAAGGCCTTGACTACAGCAGCGAAGAAGTTTCAGATGTTCAAATAACATTTGCATACGATTACTTTACAGCGGAAGGCCCAACAGGCGATGCGCCCGGGCTCGGCTTTACAGGAGGCACCAACACCAACAGCGAATCCGGCTAATAGTCCTAACGCCCAAAATTAGCAAGCTATTTAACCTCATAGGAGAAAAATGAGAAACAATTCAGAAAGACTAGGATTAGAAAATAAAAACACAGAAGAAAGCCCATTGGAAGTAGAAGCAATGGCACAAACATCAGATTTTAGTTTTATCATACCGAAACACCTTGTGGAGTTGCCTTCACAAGGCGTTTTTTATCCAGAAAATCACCCTTTAAGACAAAATCCTGTTGTTGAAATAAAAGAAATAACAGCAAAAGAAGAAGATATTATTGTTAATAAAGATTATGCAAAAGAAAACTCAACAGTAGATCGCCTTCTTCAATCTGTTTTAGTTTCACCAAAAATTTCAGTTGAAGACTTGCTCCCAGGAGATAAAGCAACAATGTTGTTTTGGCTTCGAATACACTCTTTTGGTGAAGATTACCCTGTTTCTGTTGCTTGCCCTTCTTGTGGGACAAGGCACGAAGAAACTTACAATCTAAACGATTGCATTACAACACAGCCTTTCAATACACCTGAAGGCTGCACTTTAACTCAAAATAACACTTTTGTTTATGAACTTCCAAAAACAAAAGCAAAAATTGAGTTTAGAATTGCAAACGGAAAAGACGAAAAAGAACTTGAAGCAAGGCTAAAGAAATATGACAAGCACAATGTTGCCTACAATCGATCTTCTCAAGAGCTTGCAATGATTACAGTTAGTGTAAATGGAGCCCCAATGGACTTTGCAAAGGTGTATGACCAAATTCCAGCAACTGACTTAAGGGCCCTTCGCAAGAAAATAAGACAAGCAACACCAACAACTGAAATCTTAACAGATTTTGAGTGCGGCTCTTGTGGCCATGAAGAAACTACCTTTCTTCCAATCACAACAAAATTTTTTTGGCCTGAATAGCGACTACCAAAAGGTAGTATATGAAGAGCTGTTTTCATTAAAATATCACGGCAATTTTTCATTATTTGAATCTTATAATTTACCTGTTTCGCTTCGTCGTTGGTTTATCCAAAGGCTAATAAAGCAAAAAAATGACGAAGCAAGAGAAATAGAGAAATCAAGAATAAATAATGGCTAATTGCCGTTATTTTATTTGCTTTACTATTTATTTAAGAAGGAGTATGACCAGTGGAAAGAAAAGAAGTGCATTTAAATTTGGCTGCTTTAAATGAATATGAAACAATCCACACAAGGATTGGAAATTTAAAAAACGTTCTTTATCACCTTTTGGGTGTTGAAAAATTTAATGCATTTATCACAGGAAAACCTTCACAAATTGATGCCCTTGCTGTTGCTGCTGCAGCAGAAAAAGATTTCATGAATATTTCAAATGTTTATGGTCCAAATAGTCCCCAGGCAAGAAGCTCAAAGTTAAAGTTGGATCGTTCAATAAAAGACTTTGAAAGAAAAACAAACATTCCTTGGCCAATCAAATAAGAGATTAGATCATGGCAGATGAAAACGCATTTAAAAATCTTATCGCTGATTTAAAAAAACTTGCTGGCAATGATGCCGACAAGGAATTTAATCTTCTTGTAGAAAACTTGTCAAAGCTTTCAAAAGCAGCAGATAAAGGTGGGGTAAGTGTTGCCGGCTTTAATAGTGAAGTTGAAGATCTTTTAGGTTCTTTATCAGAAGAACAAAAAAGTATTCTTGAAAATATTAAGACTTTTGAAGGCTACAATATTGCTTTAGCAGAAATAATAAAAGAAAAAAAAGAACTTGAAGCTCAAGCTAATAAACTAAAAGAATCTCAAGAAAGACTAAACAAAGCTTTTGAAACAGGATCCTCTTTTGCTGAAACTTATTTAGGGAAAATAGGTTTTGGTTCGTCGCCAGGCCTTAAGGGCGCAATGGACTCTCTAGATTCTTCAATAAAAAAAGTTAGAGAAGGTACAACAAGTCTTGGGGAAGTCTTCAAGCGGTGGGGTGCAACAACTTTTGAAGCAACCACAAAAGGGCTTGGATTTACAAGACTTCTAGAATCCTTCGTTGGAAACTCAATCGATTTAATTAATAGGCTCGATGCAACAAGGGCTGCTTTTGTTAAATTGGGCCCTCAGTTTGAAGAACTAGCACGCCTAACAAAGCAAAATAGACAAGAAGTTCTTGCTTACGGCGGAGACTTAGAAGAACTGTCAAAAAGCTTTCAGTCTCTATCAACAAACTTAAATTACTTTAACTTTTTAAGTAAAGAAGAGCAAAAAAACTTAGGTCTTTTAACCACAGGTTTTAATAACTTTGGAGCAGACGTAACAAAAGTTTCAAACATCTTAATGACAGGCTTAAATATGTCTGCACAAGAAGTAGGTGCAACTCTTCTAAAAATGAAAGCAGCCTCAGATACCCTCGGAGTGTCCGTAGGCCAGCTTATTGGTAGCTTTGAAGCTTCCTTGCCTGTTCTTGCACGTTTTGGTGATTCTGCAGATGAAGTATTCTTAAAGCTAGAAGCAATCTCAAAAATGACCGGATTGTCTTCTAATCAGCTTTCCGGTTTTGCAAGAAAGTTTGATACACTTGAAGGCGCTTCTTCAACAGTTCAAAGATTAAACGCTTTTCTTGGAACAACGGCCTTTAATATGGGCGAGATGCTTGAATTGGATTATGGTGAAAGGCTCCAGGTCATAAGAGAAAGAGTGAACAACCTTGCCGGCTCTTTTGAGAACCTTAGCCCTTACATGCAAGATTCATTTGCAAACCTTCTTGGAATGACAAACTCTGAAGCGGTGCAGTTCTTTAATAATACAGCCCAAGCAACTGAAGATTTAACAAGATCTACTTTGGAAAGTACAATGTCCACTGCAGAATTTGCAGAAAAATCAAGAGAAACTCAAACTGCAATTGAAAAGCTCAAAAGATCTATTCAAGCTTTAAGTGTTGCTTCTATGCCTTTGATTGAATTCCTTAACAAGCTTGTTGATGCGGTGACAGTTATTACTCTAAGGCTTAGCGGGGCTGGTGAAGAAGCAGATAAGTTTGATAAATCAACAAGAAATTTAGCTACAGCAATTTCTATTATTGTTCCGCTTGTTGCTGTTGGGCGTCCGCTTATTCGAGGGTTGATTGCGGTTTCTTCTACTATAAAAGAGACAGCAGAGAACGCCGAGGGTGCTGGTGAGGGGTTGTCTAGTTTTGCTGATGGTGTAAAATCCTTTGCCGACCCAAAAGCTATAAAAGGGTTTGCTGTATTTGGAGGCCTCACAACTCTTTTTGCCAGTATTTTTGCTCTTGTTGCAGGATATAGTGCAAAATTAGCATTTGATTCAGCAGGATCAATGCTTAGGGCATTTTCTGATACTTTAACAAATTTAAAAGATATTGGTGCTGGTAATGCAATTGGAGTTATAAGAAGAATAACTGAAGAAATAAAAGAAATGGGTCAAGCAATTGAAGAAAACTTTCAAGATCGTGATGCTGCTATTAATTTTTCAATTGCAACAAACTCCTTGGCGAACCTTGCAAGAGAAACTGCAAACTTAAATGCTGCCTCTTTGGTTTCAATCTCAGGGGCACCCGCAGCAGTGTCGGCAGCAGGAGGCACAGCAAGCCAAGGGGATGTTAATATATCTGTCTATTTAGATGGAGAAGAAATTACTTCAAGAATGTATCAAAGCTTCCAAAGAAGAATAGAGGGCGACTTAAGCACCGGGCCATAAGGATTAAAAAATGGGATACATACCAGCATTAAAAAATTATCAAAATAGTAAAAATTATAATATTTACTTTACTCATGTTCCAACAGGCAATGAAGTAAGTTTTCCTGCTATTATAAAAAGTTTTCAAGATCAATTTTCAAGCACCCATAATCCAACAGAAGTTTATGGAAGAATGGATCCAATTTATAACTTCCAAAGAACAAAAAGAAAAATAACTTGTGCATTTGATTGTGTTGCAGCAACAAAATTAGAAGCTTATCAAAATTTAAAAAGCATGAGCAGCTTGATTACTTTTCTTTATCCAACTTATAAAAGTATAGATGACGCTTCAACAATCTCATCCCCGCCTTTGTTTCGTATTAAGTTAATGAACTTAATGCAATCTGCAAATCCGCCCCCTGACAATGGCGTGGCTGGAGATGGCGAGCAGCCCCCAGTTGATAATATTGGCAACGGCTTGCTTGGTTTTGTTGATGGCTTTACTTATAATCCAGCATTTGGTCAAATGACTTTTGTTGATGATTATGATTTTATTACACCAATAAGTTTCCCTGTTCAGTTTTCACTTAATGTTGTGCATGAGCATGATTTGGGGTGGAGTGAAGGCGAGACAGCCTCTTTTGCGCAGGCGGGTTTATTTGGTGGTGATGTTGCGGGCAAAACAGCTGCGCTTCAGGCAGCCGCCGCAGCTCGTCTACAGAGACTAGGAGAAAGAGCCGAAGCGTATTCTGTGGCCGGCGGCACCGACGTCGCCAACGTCGCAAGAGAAATCGCAAGCGATTTAGACGAAAGTTTGACTGATGCGCAACTCGAAATAGACGCAGCCGAGGGTGGATAACAATAAACTATTATGGCATCAAGATATTCAAAAACAGCAATAAGATTACTTAGAAATAATTTATATAATTATTATCTTCAAAATAGAAATCTTACAAAACTAAACCATTATGAATCACCAAGACCAACAAACATAAGGTCTTTTCAAAACTTAAGAGTTATTAATCATACTTGGGTTGATGGAGATCGATTTATGAAGTTGGCAGATCGTTATTATTCTGATCCAACTTTATGGTGGGTTATTGCTTATTATAACTTAATGCCAACAGAAGTCTACGTTATTCCAGGAATGATTGTTCAAATCCCTTTTCCAATAGAGGACATTGTTAGGAGTGTTGTTTAATGGCACAAGCAGGATTTCCAACGTTTCCACAAATTGGCAGCCCAACACAATCTGACCGTCAAAGAATTTCTCAATATTCAGACCAAGAGCAGTTTGGTATTGAAAACGTCTTAGATTATATCAGGCAATTTAATCAGCAAGTTTTATTGCCTGGAGGCCGACAGCAAAGGCCTGATGTTGTGGGGCGTGATGCCCGGGGCGGCCTTTTTGCAAGAGATCTTTTTACGCTAGACGTAGATGAGGACCTTTCACGGCAGGCTTTTGAAAGCTTCTTTGTAGCCGGCTCCGATCGAGACGGAAGCCTGCAGCGAAGGTTTATTGCAGAAGCCAGAAGAATTTTTCGTGGAGAATCAGGTAGAGTCACCCAAGAAGAAAAAGATCAAATAAGTTTATTTCTTGAAATACTTGAAGCAGCCAGGCTCGAAGCGGGCCAGTCTTTCCTCGGCACACGAACCTCTCAAGATCCAAACGCCGGCTCCAAGCTTCACTCTCGCAGCAGTATAAATAATGCTCTGGACCGCTATTATGAAAACACAACTCCAGACATTGAAGATAGGACACTTGAAAACGTGCAGGCCTTTACAGCAATTGTTCAAAGGCAACAAGGCTTATTAAGCATCTTGACCCCATCAATTCTTCAAAGTGGTCTTGTTAATTTATTTTATAAAGATATATATCAAATTGAAGCCGAAGATTCATCAACTTTTTTATCTTTATTTACAAACAAACCAGATTATCAAAGTTGGTTCAGTGCACCATCTGTAGTTCTTTCTTGCATAACACCAAAAATAAGAATTTATAAACAATATAACACATCAGATGGTGAAAAAGTTGATGTTGAGTTTGAGTTTCCAAATAAAATGGATAGCGAAAATATTAATAAAATTGCTACTGGCAATGGTCGTGGTGGAGGTTATGGTATTAAATCTTTTTCCTGGGACTATGAAGGCCAAAACCCATTCGAGATCTCAAGAAGCATAAAAGCAAAATTAGAATTATACATTCAAGATTTATCTAAGCTGTTTCCTCCTGAAGCAGATATTTCAAATGAACGGGTTACATTTGATGGAAATGGTTCAACTCAACAAGGATATATATTTGAGTTATTTAGATTGGTGAGAAGAGGAGAACAAGGCGATTTGGTGTCATATCCAGAAAACTCAGAAGCTGGCTCTTTTATCGATCCTTATGATTATCGTTTAAAAATTGATGTTGCTTGGAACTTTGATCAAAACACTTTAACAAACTTAGGATATCAAGAATATATAGGCTTCTTTGAAGAGGCAGTCAAGACTCTTGATCTTGGGCTTGAAGCTCACGATATTAACTTTAATCAAGATGGTTCAATTGGAATATCTTTAAGTTATCGTTCATTTTTAGATTCAATATTGCAAAATAGTGATTTTTATAATATTTTATCAATTGGCGATCAAAGATTGCTGGATAGAATAAATCACATAAGGCAAAGAGGCGAAGAAATCGACGCTGCCGCTGGTGAAGAAGATAGTGAAGACGAACCAACCCCCTGCCAACAAACAGAGTCAGTTCTCAGCGAGGATGATAACGGCAACCGCCGAGTTAATACAAATACCAAGATTTTTCAAAACTTAATTGAAGTTGATTATAATGATCCAAATAATATTATTGCAAATTATTCTTCAATTTTTAATACATTAATTGAACAATCAAGAATATATGTTTTAGGATTTGATTTTGGAAACCTTGCAGACAGAATAACCGTTGAAGATGTGGAAGCTATAGTCAATAACACTGAAGGCGAGATTGAAGGCGAAGAAAGGGAAGCTTATTTAAGAATTGTTCAAAACGAACTTACTTTAGAGTTTATAAAAAATCAAGAATTTAATGTTGGGCGTTTAACTAAAGACGGAGTTTTATTTTTGCAAGATGCACTTCAAGCTGAGCAGGAAATATTAGCACAAGAAATAGCAGATCAAGACTTAGAAAATGTTAATCTTTCTTTTCAACTTCAACGCCAAACACCACTGTCTCTTTTAAACACGCCAACAACAAGTGTTGAAGCAAACCCATACACAGAAGGGGCAGAACAGACAGGTCAATATGTGAGAACTTATTTTACAACGCTAGGAGATATTATTCAAGCGGTGATGGGCGCACTAGCAGACGCTAATTTAAATATAGAAAACAATGTAGAAATTGAAGACTTGCCTTATCTTATTAGCGGCCCTTATTCATTTAAAGATGTAGAAGGCAGAAATATATTAATTAACTTATCAAATATTCTTGTTGATATTGATGCTTTTAGAAAATTCTTTACAGAAAAAATAATGTCCGGGCTTGCCACAAGTTATACATTAGAAACTTTTATAAAAGAAATGTATTCATATTTTTGCTATGAAACAAATGCAAGAGCTGCTTTACAAGGAACAAGCCTTTTATCTTCAAGATCTAGATTATTTTATAATTCATTTTCAAAAACATATGCAGAACCAAGAGAAGAGCTGCTATTAAGGTTTGGAAAAAAAGCCCAAGAAGATTATATAAACATAGGACCAACTAATACTAGCATTGGCTTTAAAGATAATGATAATACAATTATATTTCCAAGAAGTTTTAACGAAATAGAATTTGGATTTAGAGAGGTTAGTAGTGATATCAATACTTTACTAAGTGAGTTTAAACCAAAAATAATTAATGTTAAAGATTTTTTTGAATTTTCTGAAGGTTTTTCTCAAGCCAACGACACAGAAAATCCTTCATCTTTAAAAACCTATAACTATATTTATATCACAGCAAACCCTGTTCAGTTGGTTGTCCCTGAGGGCGTTGATTTTGATAATTACGATTACTCCGAACACAGATTAAAAGATAAAGATAGAGGCATATTTCATTTAACTTTTGGTGAAAAAAATTCAATTATAAAAAACTTAACTTTTCAAAAGTTTGATGATCCTTCTTTAAGAACAGCAAGAACAATTGGAGAAGGTGCAGATAACTTAAATTATCTTAGAGAATTATATAACGTTAATTTAAGTTTAATTGGAACACCGTTTTTAATGCCTGGTCAATACTTATATTTAAATCCAATATTTATGGGGGCTGGTGGGCAAGCGAGAGATATAAGTGAGTTTCTTGGCTTTGGCGGGTATTATGTTGTTTTAAATACAGTAAATAAAATTGATGCAAATCATAACTATACAACAGAATGCAAACTTCACTGGCAAAGCTTTGGGCGACAACGTGATGAAGATTTATGCTTTTTACAAGCGCCAATAAGTCTATATAGTGAAGAAGCGATTGAAATGGCCACTATACAGATTCAAGAAAGGGCAGACGTCTTCGATGCGCAGCAAGATTTGCAAGAAGCAATTCGTGAAGCAGGTGGAGTGCCTAGCGGAGCTCCTTCCGATGGTGTTTATCAATTTAATGACTATGCTCTCGGAGAGCGGGGCACTGGTGTTCCGCCTACAAGTATAGAAGGTTTGCGTATCGGTATGAACGCAGTTCTTACGTTTGGAGCTTTAGATAATATTTCTTTTAGTTTAAATTTAAATACAAATGAAATTAATTTTAGTTTTCCAAATGACACCTCTATAGATGCATCAGAGTTTGTAAGTTTAAATGAAAACTCCGACGAAGACGCTGTTGTGCTTCTAATTCAAGAGCTCCAAGCAATACTTGACGCACACCGAACTCTCCAAGACGCCCAGTCCCAACTAGAGGGTCAAAATGATCAATAAATACTTTATAGATACCTTTATATCAAATAACGAAGAAAGATCTTTAAAAGATAAATTTGATAAAAAATTAAATTATCCTGTTTATAATCCTTTAAATTATTTAACTTATTATAATCCTGGAAAAAGAGATATTTTAAATTTTAAAATTAATCCTTCTTTAGATGTTGTATTTCCAAGACAAAATTACTTGGTTCAAGATACAAGCGCCGGCACTTTATTAAACTTTGTATCTGATTTGTTTGGAGAATTAAAAACATCATTTAATAAAAAGTTTGTTTCAAAGGGCTTAAGTTTTTCAAATACCTTTATTAATTTAAACAACATAAATGAAAACACTTTTGATCTTCAAGCTGAATATCGTTCAAATCTTCAAAAAGTTGCAAAGTTGTTTTTAAATACTTATTGTAGAAATTATGAAATTCAAACAAGAATAACAAACTTAAATTCTTTTATTATAGAGTTTAACAAGTTTATATCTTTAAGACAAAATAACTACATAACAAAACAAGCTTATTTATTAAAAAATAACTTTAATCATATCAAAGCAGGATTGGGTTTTGAGTTTAATCTTGAAGATGCAAATAATGATCAAGAAAAATACAACAACTTTTTAAACGACCCTTATTATTCTGGTTTTGCTGATTTGGCTTCTCGTTATGGTTTTTATCCAAACTATATGCTTCCAAATCAATTTATTTGCAATATAAATGATTCTTATGTTATTCAGAAAACTGAAAAATATATTGGAAAAAAAGATATAACATTTAAAACGTTTAACAACTTTTATTTTGAAAAAGCAAAAAACACAGATTTCGAAGATTTTATAATATTTATTGGTTATCTATATAATCAGTTTTGTTTTTATTATCCTTCACATGTTTCTTTTAAAGTTAATAATCCAGAATTTATGACAATAACAAAGAATACAAGAACAGAGTTAGATTATGGGGAGCTAACAAAGATAATTGATATTGATTTATTCTGTGATATTTATTTTTATCTTCGGCTGATCGAGTCCAAGAACAAGCTTGTCGTCAATAATACAGATATCAGGGCCTCTCGTCAAGCACTAAATCGGGCGCTCAAAACACTTGACACGCCGGCCAAGGTCCGGTATATTGAGTCCCAAGTGAGACGCTACGTCCTTAACCAGAAACTTTATTAATGTTCCAAACTTTAGACACAAAAAACCAATGCCACGCCGTTTATGAAGACGGCGTTTTTCATTTTGATGAATACGAGACCCAAGGCGACAAGACTTGGGCTTTCCACAAAACAACAGACAAAGAAGACCTTCAAATCGCCCAGATTTGGGCCGGTGGCTCTTCCTTGAAGGATTGCTGCCCCGCCGACCTTCTGGCCGACTATGAAGAGATTGAGAAAAAGTTAAAGGCCTTTAACCTTGCTTTTGATGCAGTTGATTTCAACATTGAAGAATGGTGCGTGTATGATTTTATGCCACTTTCTTTTCTTATCGACCTTTGCGAAATCAAAAATAAAATCACCGACAACGTTTTGGCCAACTGGACAAAGCCAAAGTCTTATGACCACATGGTTAAAGTTCACCAGGTTGTCTCTCAAATGAACTATAACGAAGTTATTTTTGATTTTGATGTGGCGGCACAGCTATCCACGACAAAGGCCTTACAGGGCAAACTGCGAAGCCTGAAAGGCACAAACGGGTGGGTGCACTACGATCCTTATGGCACGATAACGGGGCGACTGAGCACAAAGCCGAACTCTTTCCCGATCCTCAACATTCCTGCCGAGTTCAAAACTGCTATTCGGCCACATAACGATCTTTTTGTTGAGTTGGATTTCAATGCAGCAGAACTAAGAACAATGCTTGCCTTGTCTGGAAGAAAGCAGCCGGAGGAAGACATCCACGAATGGAACATGCAGCACGTATTTTCACGCATCCAAGATCGTGAGAGCGCAAAGAAAAAAGCATTCCAATGGCTGTATGGCAAGACTGCGGCAAACAAAACCCTTGAAGAGGTATACGACAAGGAAAAAATCAAGAAAGACTGGTTCCACCACGACTTTGTAAAGACACCTTTCGGCCGGGCAATCCCGTGCGACGAAGATCATGCGATCAACTACGTGGTCCAGTCGACAACAGCAGACGTTGTTTACGAGAACACGAAAAAAATCCAAGATTTAATCCAAAATCACAAAACATTTGTTGCTTTTGTTATCCACGACTGTATTGTATTGGATATGGCAAAGCAAGACTTGGGCCTCATTGACGATTTAGTGGCCACTTTCTCAAAAACACGCTTTGGCGACTTTAAATCCAGCATTAAAGCAGGCAAAACACTTGGAAACTTAAAGGAGATCCCACGATGATTAAGAAGATTATTGGTGTTGGCGACGGCGGAAGCCAGATCGCAAAGAAGTTCCTAAAATACTACAACTATTCTCTTTTGACCGTATCGGAAAACGGGGATATTAAACTTCCAAGTGCTAAAAAAGCAGAAGACCTGGAAGAAAAAATGCTAAAAGACAAAAGAAAGTGGTCAAAAAAACTAAAAACCTTTGCTGAGGACGATGATCTGCTTTTTGTTGTTAATGGAGCAGCAAAATCAACATCGACTTCCCTTGTTTTAATGGAGCAAGTAAAAGAAAACTTAAAAACAGTTATTTTTGTTAAATCAGACCCAAATACAATCAATGGAACAGCAAAACTGCAACAAAGGGCTGCTCTAATGGTTCTTCAAGAGTTTGCTCGCTCTGGACTGCTTCAACAACTTTACATTATCGACAATATTGAACTTGAAAAGATCAATCCAGACATTAACATTCTAAACTACTACGATCAACTAAACGATCTTCTTGCTTCCACGTTTCATATGATCAACTTCTGCAAAGAACAAAGGCCGGTTCTAAACACAACCGACAATCCAGTGGAAACTGCAAGAATTGCAACCATTGGTGTGTTTAACGTTGAAGACGGAGAGAGAAAGTTGTTTTATTCTCTTGACTTTCCGAGAGAAACAAGTTATATTTACATACTTAACGACGAAGCCCTGCGAGAGCCGGCAAGACTAATGAAGATTAAAGATATTAACACCAATATTAACACAACAGAGCCTTCAAACGCATCTTCGTTTGTTATTTATCGCTCCGACTTGGAGCACAACTATGGATATGTTGTACAATATAGCACAATGATCCAAGAACAGACTTTAGAAAACTAGATTCTAAACTTTCAACCACGGCCGGCGACGGAACGCTTGACACCCGCCGTCCATCTGTGGTATAGTGGTTAACCACGGCGCTCTTCGGGGCGCTCAGCCAACACAGGAGGTACACACATGGCTATTGATATGAGTAAGATGAAAGCAAAACTGGACCAACTAAACAACAAGGGTTCTGGTGGCGCAAACTATTTCAAGATGGAACTTGGGAATACGTATGAGGTTCGCATTCTTCCAACCCCGGACGGCGATCCGTTCAAGCAGTTCTTTGTTCACTATCGTGTGGGCAACTCGCCGCCGTTCCTTTCCCCCAAGCGCAACTTTGGTGAGGACGATGCGCTCGATCGTTTCGTTCGCAAGCTTTACGATGCGGGTGATGATGACAGCCGCCAAATGGCCCGGGATCTTTCCGCCAAGGCACGCTTCTTCTCCCCTGTTATTGTGCGTGGGCAAGAAGAGAATGGCCCAATGGTCTGGTCCTATTCCAAGACGGTATACGAGGAGCTTCTCAAGACCGTTCTTGATCCCGACTTTGGCGACATTACAGATCCCGATAGCGGCTTTGACCTTAAGGTGACTTACGACAAGAACTCAGGCAAGATGTATCCTGAGACCACTGTTCGTCCCCGTCCGAAGGCTTCGAAACTTTCGAAGGATCAAGATCAAGTTGAGGGCTGGCTTGCAAACCTTCCCGATATCAACGCAATGCAAAACCGCAAGACCCCGGAGGAGGTTGAGGAGATCCTTAACAACTTCCTTATGTCTGATGGTGCAGATGCTGAGGAATTGGCAAGTGAGACTGTCCGTGCAGGCGGCGGATCTCGTGTTGCTAACGCCCTTGCGGACCTCGTATAAGGAGGCCTGAATGGGAATCAAAGATCTAAAAGATCTTCTTAATAAGAAAATGGGCGCAGTTGTCGCCCATGATCTTACCAAAGAAAATCCAACAGAAGTAAAAGACTGGATTCCCACAGGTTCCCGGTGGCTCGACTCTATCATTTGTAAGGGTCGAGTTGCCGGAATCCCTGTTGGGAAATGGACTGAGATTGCCGGCCTGCAAGCAACCGGTAAGTCCTATATGGCTGCGCAGATTGCAGCAAACGCTCAAAAGAAAGGGATCCAGGTTGTTTACTTTGATTCTGAGTCTTCAATCGACCCTGCTTTCCTAACAGCGGCAGGTTGCGATCTAGAAAACCTGCTTTACATTCAGGCAACTACTGTAGAAATGGTTCTTGGAACAATGGAAACGATCTTAGGCCAAACAGAAGACCGTGTTTTGTTTATCTGGGACTCGCTTGCAATGACCCCTGCAAAAGCAGATCTTGAAAAAGACTTCAATCCGCAGGCTACAATGGCTATGAAGCCACGAGTGTTAGCCAAGGGCACTGAAAAACTTTCACTACCCGTGGCAGACAAGCAAGCAACTGTTCTAATCTTGAACCAGTTGAAGACCAACATTACTTCGAATATTGCAGAGGCAATGACAACGCCCTACTTCACGCCAGGTGGCAAGGCGCTGGCTTATGTTTATTCGCTGCGTATTTGGCTTACCGGCTCAAAGGCTAAAAAGAACTTTATCACAGATGAGAACGGCTTTCGACTTGGAAAGTCCCTAAAATGCAAACTTGAAAAGTCTCGCTTTGGCACAGAAGGTCGCTCTTGTGAGTTCAAGATTATGTTTGGCACTGACAAGCCCGGTATTCTTGATGAAGAGTCTTGGCTGGAAGCAATCAAGATCTCAGATAGAGTAAAAACAGGATCGTGGTACACCCTTACGTTCCGAGATGGCACAGAGAAAAAGTTCCGTGCAACGGACTGGTCTCAAGAACTAGAAGACCCACTATTCCGTCAAGAAGTATTAAGTGTGATGGATGAGGTTGTGGTTAAGAAGTTTGACGAAAGGACAGGAAATGCCGAAGATTATTACGACGAAGAGGAGCCCGACGAGTAAAGAAAAGGGGATGATGGAGTTGGCTGCAAAACAAGCGGCTAACTCCAACTTCCCGGTGTTTAGGCACGGAGCCGTTCTGGTAAAGGGCGGCTCCGTGTTGAGTTTAGGAGTGAACAAAAATCAGTTTCACTCATTTGCGGCTAAGTTTAAGAAAGTGCCAAGACACGCCACTATTCACGCTGAACTTAGTTGCCTTCTTGCAGCAGGTGGAGAATCTGCCGCAGGCAGCACAATGTATGTTGTGCGAATCAATCCACAGGGAGAGTGGCGAATGTCAAAACCTTGCTGTATGTGTCAAGCAGCAATGAAACATGTTGGGGTTAAAAAAGTCATTTACTCCGTGGATTCTAACCATGTAGGAGAAATGAAGATATGATTGGTAGATTAGTTGAGTATCATAACCCATCACCAGGAGAACGCTATGGTATTCTAAAAGAAAAACAAGATAACGGAAAATACAAAGTAATCACAGGCTGGTATGGCCTCTCAGGCGGCCTTGGGCACAGTAGAACATCAAGCCCAGCCACGTATGAGGAACTTGACCCAGAAAAAGTATGGAAAAGAAGAGACTCTATTCAAAAACACTTTGAAAGGATTTGGGCAACTAGCAATGCCCGGGCAGCAGCAACAAAAACAGTTTGCTTTTCAAACAACTCAAAAGAACAAGAAATGAGCGGCGAGATTAAATACTTGCCAAAAGCAATGGCAGAAGTCTTAGAAGACTTCTTTTTATCAGAAGGATGGTTTGCGTATGTTGAATAAAAAGATTATGATTATTGATGCTCTCAACATGTTTTTGAGATCTTATGTTGTTAATCCATCACTAAACTCAAACGGAGAGCCTATTGGGGGCTTTTATGGGTTTTTGAAATCACTGCAAAAGTGCATTCGTGAGATCGATCCTGACGAAGTTCACATTTGCTGGGACGGACCAGGTGGCGCAAAGCGCAAAAGAGCCGAGAATAAAGGCTATAAAGAGGGTCGAAAGCCAGTAAAAATGAACTGGAACTATGAGCATCTAACAGATGACGACAAAATGAAGAACAAAGTATGGCAACAACTTCGCCTTGTGGAATACTTGGAGACTATTCCAGTAAAACAATACATTTATGAGGGTATTGAGGCAGACGACGTTATTGCTTATCTTTGCGGATCTGAAAAAACAAAGGACGCAGTAAAAGTTATTGTATCCAACGACAAGGACTTTTTGCAACTTTGTTCAAAGGACACCATTCTTTATCGTCCAATCTCAGATAAGTTTGAGACGTTTAAGACTGTCGTGGAGGACTATAAGATCCATCCAGCCAATATGGCGCTTGCAAGGGCCGTAGAAGGCGACAAGTCAGATAACCTACCCGGTGTTAAGGGCATTGGAATCAAAACGCTTGTGAAGGCCTTTCCGGTTCTTTCAGAGCCTGATTTCTATGGGATTGATGCTCTTTTGCGAGATTGCAAGAAAGTAGAGAAGCCAAAAGCAGTGCACACAAAACTCTTGGAGTCAAAACAACTTTTAGAGAGTAATTATAAGATGATGCAACTTTACGCCCCAGACATCCCGATTGGGGTTGCGGACGGCATCAAAGACGTGTATAATGAGCCATTCTCGTTCTCGCAGCGAGACTTTGACGCTTCTTTGATCAAAGACGGGATTGGGGCGTATGATTGGTCTTCCATTCGAATGTATTCAAGAATGGTAATGAACAATCAAAAATAAATTCATAGGAGGGACAATGAATATGATGAGGACTGACGCCATCTCAAATAAAGATGGATTTGAGAAATTTGGTAAATCTTTTCAAGAAAAACTATGCAAACTTATTATGTTTGATCGGCCATTTGCTGATCAGATGGAAGAAGTGTTGGATGTGTCGTTTTTTGAGAACAAGGCTCTCCAAGAACTAACAAAACTTATTTTCAACCACCGAAGAGAATACGGAATTCACCCTTCGGAGGAGACTTTGGAAACACTTGTCAGAACTGAGATTGGAGACTTGCCAGAATCAGTTCAGGCAACGATTAGAAACTATGTTGCAAAAGCCGTTGGTAGCAAAACTGTTGCAGATTCCGACTACATCAAGAACCAGGCTTTGGACTTTTGCAAGAAGCAAAAACTACAAGAAGCGATCTTGCACTCTATCTCTCTTATTAAGAACTCATCTTTTGATGAGGTCAAGGGAGTTATTAATGAGGCGCTAAAACTTGGAATGGACAACGACTTTGGCCACGACTTTATCAAGGATTTTGATGCTCGCTACGTAGAAAAGCCAAGACACCCAGTATCGACAGGGTGGGGCCTTATTGATGATCTAACTCAGGGTGGCCATGGCATTGGCGAACTTGGTGTTGTTATTGCTCCAACCGGCGCTGGAAAGTCTATGGCGCTTACACACTTGGGAGCAAGCGCAGTAAAGTCTGGAAAGACTGTTGTGCACTACACTCTCGAACTCTCAGACAAGGTTATTGCACAGCGCTATGATTCTTGCATTTCCGAGATCAAACTCAACGAACTTAAAAACAGAAAAGAAGATGTTCTTGATTCGATCAAGGAAGTTGAGGGAGCTCTTGTTGTTAAGGAATACCCAACAAAATCAGCCTCTATCGCAACCCTCGATCGGCACTTGGAAAAGTTGATTTCAAGAGGCATTGAAATTGGAACAATTATTGTTGATTATGCGGATCTTTTAAAGCCAGTCACTAGTTATAAAGACAAGAGATTTGAGATCGAATCTATCTACGAGGAACTACGGGGACTCGCACAAAAATATTCTTGTCCTATCTGGACTGCTTCACAAACAAACCGTTCTGGAGTAAACGCTGAAATTGTAACAATGGAAGCAATTTCAGAGGCATTCAACAAGTGTTTTGTTGCTGATTTTATTTGCTCACTTTCCAGGACGATTGAAGATCGCAACAACAACACTGGACGCTTGTATGTCGCCAAGAATCGCAATGGCGCAGATGGATTAGTATTCCCTCTGTTTATGGACACAAGCAACGTAAAAATCAGGGTTCTAGAACCAACAAATGAATCAATTGAAGATCTAAAAAAGAATACTGCTAAAAGGCAAATGAACCACTTGCGAGAGCAGTATAAGCAAATGAAAAACGAACAAGGAGAAAATTAATGGAACTTGCTACAAAAATCTTATCAGACATTACAGTATATATGAAATACGCAAAGTTCATTCCCTCTCTCAAGCGAAGAGAAAACTGGGATGAACTAGTTAATCGAAACTGCCTAATGCACATTGAGAAATACCCTCAACTTGCAACAGAAATCTCTCAAGTTTATGAGAACTATGTGCGCACAAAGAAGGTGCTTCCTTCAATGCGCTCAATGCAGTTTGCCGGGAAGCCTATTGAAGTTGCCCCAAACCGCATCTTTAACTGCGCTTACCTGCCAATCGACCACCACGCAGCGTTTAGTGAGACAATGTTCTTGCTTCTTGGTGGAACCGGCGTCGGTTTTTCTGTTCAAACGCACCACGTAGATAAACTACCAGAGATCAGAAGGCCAAGTGAGAAGCGAACAAGGCGATTTCTTATTGGAGACTCCATTGAAGGCTGGGCAGATGCAGTTAAAGTGCTTATGCTTTCTTACTTCAAGGGAACTTCAAAGATCCGCTTTGACTATTCAGACATTCGACCAAAGGGTGCTCGTTTAGTCACCTCTGGTGGTAAAGCCCCCGGACCACAGCCCCTCAAAGAGTGCTTGGTTAGGATTGAAGGCGTTCTTTCTTCAAAGGAAGACGGAGATAAACTTACTTCAATCGAAGTTCACGACATTATTTGCTACATTGCAGACGCTGTTCTTGCTGGCGGTATCCGCCGAGCGGCCCTTATCTCTCTTTTCTCGGCAGACGATGACGAGATGATTGCTGCAAAGACTGGCAACTGGTGGGAGACAAACCCACAACGTGGCCGTGCAAACAACTCCGCAGTTGCTCTTCGCCACAAGGTGGATAAAGACTACTTTATGTCTCTTTGGGAGCGTATTCAAAAATCCGGTTCTGGCGAGCCTGCTATTTACCTTTCAAACGACAAAGATTGGGGCACAAACCCCTGCTGCGAGATTGGTCTTAAGCCAAATCAGTTCTGCAACCTAACAGAGATTAACGTTTCGGACGTTGACTCTCAAGAAGAGTATGAGGCTCGCTGCCGTGCTGCTGCTTTCCTTGGCACCATTCAGGCTGGATATACAGACTTCCACTACCTTCGTGATGTTTGGCGCAGAACAACAGAAAAGGACGCCCTTATTGGCGTATCAATGACAGGCATCGCATCCGGCGCCATTCTTAAGTTGGATCAAGAAGCAGGTGCGAAGATCGTAAAGAAAGAAAATGAAAGAGTTGCAGAACTTATCGGCATCAACAAGGCTGCTCGAACAACTTGTGTAAAACCAGCAGGAACAACCTCTCTTGCACTTGGAACCTCTTCTGGCATTCACGCTTGGCACAATGATTACTACATTCGTCGTATTCGTGTCGGCAAGAATGAGGCAATCTACTCTTACCTTTTGAATAACCACCCAGAACTTGTTGAGGACGAGTATTTCCGGCCACACGATACGGCGGTTATTTCTATTCCACAAAAGGCCCCAGAAGGCGCCATCTATCGCACTGAGACAGCATTAGACTTGCTTAAGCGTGTGGAACTAGTTTCTAGTAAGTGGGTTCGTCCCGGACACCGCAAAGGCCAAAACACGCACAATGTTTCAGCAACAATCTCTGTTCGTGAGAATGAGTGGGATGAAGTTGGAGAGTGGATGTGGGAGAATAGAGACGTCTACAATGGTCTCTCTGTGCTCAATTACGACGGCGGCAATTATACTCAAGCACCCTTCGAAGATTGCACAAAAGAAACTTATGAGACCCTACTTAAAGCGCTATCTGACGTCGATCTTTCAAAGGTTATTGAGGAGGACGACAACACCGATCTTGCAGGTGAGATTGCTTGTGGTCCCGGTGGCTGCGAAGTAGTCTAAACTTTCGCTTGACAAACGCACTAGCGAACCCTATAATGGTGGGGTTCGCTTTTTTAATGGAGCAAACAACTCAAACAGCAAGAGGAAAAAATGAGTGAAAATATCTTTCAAAGATGGTATAAAACTGGATTGCTAAACGACCTACCGGAAGAAGACAAGCCAAAGTTCGCCCAGTTACTCGAAAACCAATTTGTCTACATTAACAGAGTTTTTGGCGAAAGAGATATTAGCATTGCCGAGGAGGGGTTCCAAAACAATTGTTTTGCGTTGGTTCGTAGGATTTTTACTTCTTTGGAATTTGACTGGGATGTTGTTGACCGCCCTTGTTTTGAATTTGAAGGCAGGGAAATGTCCGTTAACACCGAAAGACTTATTGCGGATTTTAATTTTGTGCTGTATAAAAACATTTCGGCATACTCAGTAATGGACCTTGAATGTTTGCTTGTGTCAGATCTCTCTTGTGAAATATCACAAGAATTAAACAAAAGATACAAGGACAAGCGTGTCTTTTTCTTTACGCCCCTGGTCCCTTTGGGGAGGGTGCAGGAAGAAGAGGGGGATGTCATCAAGCTAGGCTTCCGAGCGAAGGAGGTAGGATGACAATTAGACTCAACCGAGAGCAGATAAAAATAAAAACAACTCAAACAACAGGAGGAAAAAATGAGTGAAGAAGAAAAGACAGAGAAAATTCGTGATTTTATCAAGGCACTAGATGCCATTGAGCAAGAAATGGAGCCCTACAAGGAGGCAAAGCGTGATCTTCGTGCAAACTACAAAGAGAACGGCTGGCTCTCAACAGATGAGATGCGGCTTGCGGTAAAGGCTTACCGTATGCTTAAGAAGGACGAGGACCTTGAACAACTTCAAGAAATGTATTCACGTCTCTTAACTGCCGTTTCCGCACAGCGAGGTGCAGATGTTGCTTAGGCCGTGCAATCGCTATCTTCACGTTTCTTTGATTGAAGAAGCAAAGCAAGAAAAAGAACAGCCAGCGGTATTGCTGCCAGAAGACTACGTTAGCCAAACGCAACAAAGATACAGAAAGGCCAATCTTATTGGGGTTGGCCCGCAATGCACTTGGTTTTCAGAGAAAGATGAGTTAGAGACTGTTTTAGTTGTTGACACAACAATGCTAGAAAGTTTTGTTGATGGAGATGGCAATAAACAACTATTTATCTTAGAAAACCACATTATGGCTTACTATAACTAAAGGAGAAAAAAATGCCACAAACACCAAAAACACTACAAGAGTTTCTTCAAATTCGCACAGTACTAGACAGACAAATCAAAGAACTTAAGCAGGAGTTAAGATCTACGACAAAAAACTTTCTTAACTCAACAACAATCACAGGTTCAAATGGTGCCTCTTTAACACTAGCAGATAAAAAGCTTGCAATTGCAACGGCACAAATCATTTCGTCAGAAGAGATCACTGAAATTTCAGGCGCATTCAATGATGACGTAAAGCCTTCTTATTTCGATAATGTTAATAGTGAAATTTTTGAGAAGGAGTATGAATTTGATAGTGCTAATTTGACTGTTTCTGAAAAGAAAGAAAATGAAGCGCTTTATTTTGCCTATGATTCAGACACAATGACTATTTCTGTCGATGGAGTTATACAAAAAGAAGAGCCCAAAACCGGCAATCTTTACCCTGTGTACAAAGAACCAAATAATCTTGCTTCTGCAACAACAGAAATTAAAGTTTCTGTCGACAAAACAACAACTGGCGCCACTTTTTACGTCAACTATTCTCCCGGAGAGCTGCAAACCGCCCAGCTAGACACCGGTGGATATCAAGAATTGACAGTTAGCTAAAGGAAACAATGGAAAACACAATCTATCTATACGGCGATGGTATTGGTCGCTGCGATTTTATTCAGTCCTGGGGCGATGATCTAATGCTGGTCAATTCAGCAAGAGCATCCTTCGGGGTTGAAAAGGAAGAGTTAGACGAAAGAGACAAAGGTCTAATCAACTTTCTTGTTGAGCATAAGCACACATCAACAATGGAACATAACGGCATTACCTTCCGCTGCGTTGTTCCTTTGTTTGTGCGCTCTCAGCATCATAGACACAGAACTTGGTCTTATAACGAGATTTCAAGAAGGTATACTGACGTCAACATTGAGTTTTATGAGCCTCAATCTTTTAGAACTCAACACAAGTCAAACAGACAGGCTTCAAATGAAGGCGATCTAATCAACCCAGAAGTGTCTAATGAGATTTGCCAAAAACTTGTTTGCACATCTGCGGCAGAAGCAGTGAGAAATCACCATAAACTTTCTTTAAAGTTGTTTGATGATCTTCTTGACAAGGGCGTTTGCCGTGAGCAAGCAAGAGGGGTGCTGCCTCAAAACCTCTATACTACCTATTACGCTTCTGCAAACTTATCAAACATCATGAAGTTTATTGATTTGCGTGATAAGCCAGGAGCACAATGGGAAATCCAAGTTTTGGCAAGAGCAATGATGGAATTCACACAAAGAGAGTTCCCTTATGCAGCAGAGGCAATGAAAAACCACCTATAAATGATTGAATACACATACGACGAGGTTGTTGTAGGTGGCAACATACCTTCGTTGATTTTTGCATTAGAAAACAAACTACCTATTATCTCAACTCGCTGGGAAGATTTCCAAACATACGATAGATTGGAGTATGATGAAAAATGGGTAGAAGTTTTCAGCAAAGTAGGTATACCGAGCGACTACTGGGAGGCCAATTACAAAACTCATAAAAGGAAGATTATGAGTTCTGGCCTTTCAGAGTTGCTTGGTATTCTTCATTTATACCACGGAAGGCATTATCCAAAGATTTACTGCCCTTACAGCGATGGTATGTTTATTTATGAAGACAAACTAAGGCTTATAGCAAGCAACAAGTTTGATTTTTACGTTAAAGCAAACAAATATCACGTTTTTGATGCTGATCAGATAAAAAATCACACTTTTGAAGTCGATAGCATAGAAAATAAAAAAGAATTTAAAGTTGTTGACTATCTTAGAGCAGTAAAGCCCCTAAGGCACCCAGGCAACGGAGTAAAAACAGATCACTTTTTTGTTAATGAGATTATCTCAAGAAACATAAATGAGTTTTATGCTATTTCTTATCTAAACAGCCGTCAAATCAACCGCCACTGCTATGCCGATTACTCCGTTAGGTTTAAAGCCCAGGATGTAATGAAAGCAGCAGGCATTACAGGGTACGCAAGAGCAGACAGGCCGCATCTCTTTCGTGGCATCTCCCTAAGAGCGAAAGAAAGAAAAATTTACTCTTTGGAGAAAAAAAATTATAAAAATGTGAATAATTTCCTTTTCCCAAACGTCTTATATAGATCGGCCTGTTATAATAATTTACTTAAATTGGATTTACCCACACTATGAAAGAACTTCAAGACACAATAAACATGGTTGGCGTTATTCCTTCTTTTGACCGAAGAATAAACTTTGGATTTGAGTGGGATGACTGCCTTATGCCCCTAGAACAAGACTATACGCTCTTAGAAAGAGCAGTAATGGAGTGTGCAACTGTTGGGTGTTCTAGTATTTGGATTTGCTGCGATGCCCACATTATCCCCTTGGCCAAAGAAAGAATAGGTGAAGTGGCCTTAGACCCAGTGTGGGCCGAGCGCCACTTAACAAACAATGGGTGGAAGTTAAAAAGATACATTCCAATCTTTTATGTTCCTTTAAACTCAATGCACATAAAGAAAATGGAAAGTGTTGCCTGGCAAATCATCTGGGCTGCGCACTCTTCTTATTATGTATCAAAGTTTATGTCAAAATGGACAACTTATGATAAGGTGTATGTTGCTTCACCTTTTGGGGTTTATGATTTTCTACCTTTAAGAGCAAAGCGAGATGTGATAAGAAGAAACAACGTTCTTTTAAAACACAAAGGAAAAGACATAACAGATGACATTCCTTTGGGTTTTTGCTTTACAGCCGAAGACTTCATTCAGTCCCGCAGGAGCCTCCGCAGGCTTTATACCGAGAAAGGAAAAGAAATCTACGAAGAAGGAACAAAGTGGGTTTTTAACAACGTGAAAAAAGGCAAGCACGAAGAAATAGAAATAGAAGACTTTTATTCTATTAAGTCATTTGAAGATTATAAAAAATGCCTTGCTTCCAATTTGACTTTCGACACGAGAAAGAAAAACTGGCTTATACCAAAAGTATGGCTGGACAAGACAAGCAACAAAAAAAACGAGGACTAGAACTTTCAACCCTCCACGGGGCACGCCGGGCTTGACACCCGGCGTTGTCTCGTGGTATGATGGTGGCCGAACCACTGAACCGGAGGAGCGTGTGAAGGACTACGGCTACAAGGGCGTCTTGGACATTAATCTTAAGACGCTGCGCAAAGCAATGGATGCGCCAAGAAAAAAAACAGAAAGAAAAAAGAACTTAAACAAACTTATTAGCACTCTTATTAAAGAACTAAAAGAAGAACTGGCAAACGATGAAGAACTCAAACTTGTTTTTGCTTTATCAAGAATGCCCGTAACAGAAGCAAAAAACTTTATCCTCAAAGGAGAAGAATGAAAAAACAACTTGAATGTAAAACACATGAGGTCGGAACCGAAGTGGTCGAGCGAGTTAAGGCCTGTCCACGCAGGGGATTCATCATCAATGTCGATGACCCAGCATTAGGTCCAGAGTTCGGACAACCTAGATACACAGTCCAGTGGGTAGACTTGTCTAGCAAAATTATAGACGAGTCTGTATGCGAGGATCACCAGATCAAGCGCTTCGTTTATCCGTCCGCAGGGAGGCCGTATTGGTATCAGGATCAAAAATGCTCTTCGGGCGAGAAACAGGCAGAGACGAAGAGAGAACCCGAGTGTAAAACAAACGGTCGAGGAGATAAGGTGTGGACCCTCGATGGAGAGTATCACCGTGAAGATGGGCCTGCGTTTGAAGGGGTGAATGGAGACGTAATATATTACGCCCACGGGAAAATCCACCGAGAAGGCGCACCAGCCTGGATTAGGGCAAATGGAGATAAGTCATGGTATCGTCACGGGAAATGCCACCGTGTAGGCGCTCCTGCGTTCGTGACGGGATGTGGCCACAAAGAGTATTGGTTCAACGGCAAGAACCACCGAGAAGACGGAGGGCCAGCCATCATAACCCCAAATGGCACCAAGAAATGGATGTTCCTTGGGAAGAACCACCGAGTAGGTGGACCTGCTATCGAATATCCTAGCGGCTGGAAAGAGTGGTGGATCTGCAACATGCGACACCGAGTAGACGGACCTGCTGTCATCTACGCAGACGGAACAAAAGAATGGTGGCTCTGTGACGAGCGCCTCTCTGAGGAAGGGCACAGGATATTAACCACGGGAACAGAAGCAAAAAACTTTATCCTCAAAGGAGAAGAATGAAAGAAAAACCCCAATGTGAAGTAGATGAATACGGAAACAAAAGGTGGTATCTCAACCACAAAATCCACCGTGAAGGTGGCCCGGCTGTTGAGTTGGCAAGCGGAGGCAAATCATGGTTCCTCCACGGAAAATGGCACCGTGAAGATGGCCCGGCTTTTAAATATGCAGACGGACGTAAAGAATGGTGGCTCCACGGTGAAGAAGCCCACCCTGAAACCCTAGTGGATCTTCACTTATCCCGTGGAACATTCTGTTATTACGATGAAGAAGCAGATGAACTGAGGTTTGAATAATGATTTTCTTTGTGATTCTGTTGGTGGTCTTGGTCCTGCTAGCGCCCAAGGTCGAGTTCTACGAACCTGAGGGCGAGCGTAGACAGAAGGCTGGAAAGTTTTCTTTCTTCACCTTGTGGGCTATTGCGTTTGTTTTATTTGCTGCACTGTTGACATGCTTCACCTGTGCGATTCACCACGGCCTTTCACAGGAAAGGGCAAACGAACTGAGGTTTGAAGAATGAAAGAACAGCCCCAATGTAAAGTAAATAAATGGGGACACAAAGAATGGTATCTTCACGGAAAGAGGCACCGTGAAGATGGCCCAGCCATTGAATATACACACGGACGCAAAGGATGGTTTCTCAACGGAAAACGCCACCGTGAAGATGGCCCGGCTATTGAGTATCACGACGGAAGCAAACGATGGTATCTCCACGATGAAGTGGTCCACCCCGAGACCCTCGTGAATCTCCAACTATCCCGTGGGGTATTCTGTTATTACGATGAAGAAGCAGATGAACTGAGGTTTGAATAATGAGCGATAAACCCACACACGAAATCGATGGAGACAAACAATGGCTCAAAGATGGGAATTTTCACCGTGAAAACGGCCCGGCCATTGAGAACGCAGATGGGACCAAGCAATGGTATTTTCACGGAAAGAGACACCGTGAAGATGGCCCGGCTATTGAATGGGCAAACGGAGACAAAGGATGGTGGCTCCACGGTGAAAAAGTCGACCCTGAACAAATCGTCGATCTTTGGCTATCCCGTGGGGTATTCTGTTATTACGACGAAGAAGCAAACGAACTGAGGTTTGATGCATGAAAGAACAAGGAGAGGCATGACAGACAAAGAGAGAATTAAGCTTTGGGAGAGAAATAAAAACAAACTTAAAAAAGAGGATACTATGAAAAAACAAAATAAAAATAATAAAAAAGAAAAAGCTGCTAACCCCTTCCCTAGATGGAGGCAGTGCATGCCCTACGAGCAAAAAGGGATCCCAGAGGGCTATCGTAAGGAAGTGAAAACCAACAAGGAAACTGTTGAGTATAAAATTACAACCGAGAACAAGAATGGCGAGTGGGTCATGGACTCCCACCAGGGGCAGTTCGCATCTTATGAAAAATTAAATAAAAAAACTGGCGCCTTGATGGAAAAAAGATTCCATTATTTGGGGAAAATCCATAGTTTTAATAACTCTCCTGCGCATATCTTCTTTGATGAAGGCGAAAACATCATTGAGGAAAAATACAAGAAAAGAGGTGAATGGTTGAAGCTTAAAAATGGCGATCCTAATCATCTTAAGTATCAAAACGGCGACCTTGCAGAGCGTTCTTGGAAGGACACAAAAACAGGCGAATGTTTAGGTCCAAACTATGAAGGTGTCCAAAAAAAAGCCCAGCCGGCTAACAGCGCAAGCGCCAACTGCGATCGTCTCAATAGAGAAAAGGACAGCTCCTACTGCAAAGACCTGCTTAATCGATACGCTGAAACAGGAGACAATAAAGCAATAAGAATGATCCACGCACTGACCGGCGTGTTAGCTGAAGATGAGCATGGGAGTGTCGATGGGTATCAATTATCTTCCCTTCACCACTAGCGAAGAATAAAGCTTTAAAATAAAAGGAGGAACATGGAACAACCAAAACTTAAATTTGTAAATCTACACGGGCACTCTTGCGTTGGATCGCCATTCGACGCTATTGGTTTTCCCGACGAACATATGGATTTCGCACACAGCAATGGGTGCGATGCCATTGCACTAACCGATCATGGAAACATGAACGGCCTTTCTTATCAGTATCTTCACTGGAAGAAAATGAAGTCCGAAGGAAAGAACTTCAAGGCAGTCTATGGTGTGGAAGCTTATTTCCACCCGTCCATCAAAGAATGGAAAGAAGAAAAAGCCCGCATTGAAGAAGACAAGAAGCGAGCAAAAGAACTTGCAAAGAACGAAGGAATGTCCATTGAGGACGAGGGCGCAACCCGTTCCAGGAACTCTGCAATCAACCACCGCCGCCACTTGGTTTTGCTTGCTCAAAATCAAACCGGCCTAAACAATCTTTTCTCGCTTGTTTCAAAATCTCACCAAGGCGATAACTATTATCGCTTTCCTCGTGTGGATTATGAAATGCTGCGTGAGCACTCTGAGGGGGTGATTGCAACTTCCGCTTGCCTTGGTGGCTTTATCGCCAAGATTATGTGGGAGATGTTTGATCAAACTGACGAAGAAATCATTGAAGAAGCAGTAAAGCAAACTAAACTAATGCTTGACATTTTTGAAGACCGCTTCTTTTTGGAACTGCAATGGAACTCCATTCCAGAGCAGCACCGTCTAAATCAAATCGTTGTTGAGGTTTCAAAGCGCCTTGACGTTCCTCTTGTGTCTGCGGCTGATGCCCACTATCCTCGCCCTGAACTTTGGAAGGACCGCATTCTCTACAAGAAACTTGGCTGGATGAACAAGAAAGACCAAGATGGATCTCTTCCCGAGAGCATTGAAGAAGTTGGCTATGAACTTTATCCAAAGAACGGGGATCAAATGTGGGATTCTTATGTTTCTTATTCAAAGCAAACAAACAGCACATACGATGATGATCTAGTCCGAGAAAGCATTGAGCGCACCCACTGGATTGCCCACAGCCTTATCGAAGACTTTGAGCCTGACGCAACTGTCCGGCTTCCTGATTTTGTTGTTCCCGATGGAGAAACAGCAGAAAGCCAACTTGTCAAACTTTCGATTGAAGGAATGAAAGAGTTTGGCTTCACCGAGAACGAAGAATACATTCAAAGACTTCGTGAAGAACTCGAAGTAATCAAAGATAGAGGCTTCGCAAAGTATTTCCTTACAATGAAAGCCATTGCAGATAAAGCAAATGAAATGATGCTATCAGGCCCAGGCCGTGGCTCCGCAGCAGGCTCTCTTTTGGCTTACATCTTGAAGATTACACAAGTTGATCCAATCAAGCACGGCCTTCTTTTCTCTCGTTTCATGACGAAAGATGCAACCGACTATCCAGACATTGACTTTGATGTTTCCAGAAACATGGAACTTAAAGAAGTGCTGGCTGAGGAGTGGGGTGAAGATTCAGTTGTTCCAATCTCAAACTACAACACACTTAAGTTGCGCTCTCTTATCAAGGACGTTGCAAAGTTCTATGGTATTCCTTATACAGAAGCAAACAAAGTAACTTCTGTTATGATCAAAGAAGCAACACCCCTTGCCAAAGCAGAGCACGGCATTACGGCAGGTATGTATGTTCCAACTTATGAAGAAACTCTTAGATACTCTGAGAGCCTTCAAAACTTCCTCGCTCAGTATCCCCAAGTTGGGGCTCACTTGGAAGCGCTGTTGGGTCAAGTGCGTTCTGTTTCTCGTCATGCTGGCGGTGTTGTTGTTGGCGACGACCTGAAAAAGCACATGCCTCTTATTGCTTCGGGGGGCGTTGTTCAAACGCCCTGGTCGGAAGGTCAAAACGTTCGACATTTGGAGCCTCTTGGCTTTATTAAGTTTGATGTTCTTGGCTTGACCACGCTTGCCATTATGGAGGGAGCAATCTACCACATTCTTAGAAGGCACCACGGAATCGAAAACCCATCGTTCGATCAGATCAGGGACTTCTACGAACAAAACCTCCACCCTGACGTGATTGATTTGGAAGATCAAAAAGTGTATAAGGACATTTTCCAAGCAGGCAAGTGGGCAGGCATTTTCCAGTTTGCGAATGAAGGTGCGCAAAAACTTTGCTCCAACTCAAAAGTAGAGTCGATCATTGATTTATCTGCTGTAACTTCGATTTACCGCCCAGGGCCTCTTTCGGCTGGCGTCGACAAGGATTACATTGAAGCAAAGGACAGCCCTCAATACATTAAGTATGATCACCCGATCATTCGTGAGATCTTGGAGCCAACATACGGCTTTATGATTTTCCAAGAGCAAATCGCTCAGTTGGCGGCTGAACTAGGCAAAGACCTTACACTTGATGATGGAAACAAACTTAGGAAACTTCTAACAAAGAAGGGTCTTTCCGAGAAGAAGTTGCGACAAAAAGAAGACATTAGACAAAAGTTTTTGGAGGGTTGTTATGAAAAAGGCTACAAAGGAGGTAAAGAACTTTGGAGAAAGTTTGAGTACTTCTCTGGTTACGGTTTTAATAAGTCTCACGCTGTCTGTTATTCTATTATTAGCTATCAGTGTGCTTGGCTTTATAAGTACTTTCCATCCGAATGGATGGCTGCGTTCCTCGATGCGGAGCCGGATGCGAAGAAGGAGGCGGCGATTGCAACAGCAAAAGGAGCAGGGTTCAATGTAGAGAAAATCAACATTAACTCTTCTGGTCGCCGCTGGGAAATCTCTGAGGATGGTGAAACTCTTTACCAACCCCTTTCTTCAATCAAGGGCCTTGGTGATGCTGCGATTGATGAGATTATGGCCAACAGGCCTTTCCACAAAGTTGAGGACTTGCTTTTCTCTGAAAACATTTCATACTCAAAGTTGAACAAGAAAGCACTTGATGTTCTTTGCCGAGCACAGGCTCTTAACTCGCTTGTTGATGAACGCTTCACAGGTTTGAAGCACTTCTGGTCTGCGGTGTGTGTTGATCGACCAAAGATCTACAAGAAGATCCAAAAGTCCCACGACAAACTTGCCGAGAACATTAAGCAATACGCCCCAGAAGGGGACTTCTCAGACATTGAAAGAATCGAATATCTAACAGATCTAACCGGCGTATTCCCAATGTCTCTTGTTGTTGATGCTGATCTGATCCAAGATCTACAAGATCAAGGTGTTCCACCTATCTCAGAGTTTGATCCAGAACTTATTGTGTGTTGGTTTATCCCTCGCAAGATCACAGAACGAAAAACCAAGAAAGGAAAGCCTTATTGGATTGTTGATGTGACGGACAGCAATAGTGAAATGGTCTCGATTAAATGCTGGGCTGTTAAAGAAAATGATGTTGTGCACTTGAACCGACCTTATGCGGCAAGGCTTTCGCATTGCCCAAACTGGGGCTTTTCAACAAGGTCCATCAAGCACGCATTTAAACTCTTATCTTAAATCACCACTACAACTTTCAACCGGGGGCAGGGCGGGTTTTGCTTGACCCGCCGCCCCCTTCCGTGGTAAGATGTGTCGTGTCGTGGGGGAGAGCCCACGCCGGAACACAGAGGAGGAAAAAATGAAATTTGTTTTTTATGATAGAGATGACAATAAAACTTATGAAGGTTGGAAATACCCGCCACAAACAAATCCTGTAGAATTTTCTTCTCTGGAGGAGTTTGTTGAGTGGTCAGTAGAGGTTGGTCTTCCAAGACACACATTCGTTCCACCAAACGGTGAACAGAACCGAACTCCTTACTGGTTGGTTTTTTGCGAGAGTGGTTATGACTGATAAAAAACGAGAAAAAATGAAAGTATTTATTGTATCAGAGGTGGCCGCCTTCGAGCCAGATAGAGTTGTTGCTATTTTTGACTCTGAACAAAAAGCACAGCATTTTGTTGAGGACAACACAAGAGACGACAATTCAGGAGTATCGCACTATATTGAAGAATGGGAGGTAATGTAAAGTGATAAATTCAAAAGGACCAGTTTGGATTAAGTTCGACCAAAAAGAAGGCCAGTTTGCCGGAAAGACGCTATGGATTCAGTTTACATCTTTCGACAATAAAGAAATGAACCATGAAGATCCTGAATGTGCAGCAGAATTTATGAAATCTATGCTTGTAGAAAATGACCGTGCATCTCTGGCCGACAAGGATGAACAGGCACGATTGGCTACGGTAATTACAGTGCCATGGAATTCACTTCCCGAGCACTTGCAGGAAGACTTGCAGGAATTAAATACATTTGGGGAAGAGACAATCATTGCTCGACGCACTTGGGTCGACGAGGATGGAGAGTTGATTCCTGTTGTCGTGGGGGAGAGCCACGCCGGAACACAGAGGAGGGAAAAATGAGCAATAATTCTTACAATGCCGGATACCACCGAGGGCTAAACTCAGAATACCACGATAGAGACGTTTATGAACTTTACAAAGAATGGGTTGAAGGAACAAGGTTTTTACTTGTCCCAACAACAAACGATCCGGTGGCTTTTGAAGAAGGCTTTGATGATGGAGTTTCAGATTACATTGAAGCAAACAAAGACAATAAAGAAGGGCTAGCAGCAACAACTGCGGGATGGAGTGAAAATGAGTGATAAAGATTTTAATAAAAATATGCAAAAAATGTTCTTTAGATTGCAAAAAAATATTGGATTAGTCAGAAGTAATTACATAGAAAACTGGGGTGGGAGTCAAATTACAAACTTCTTATTTGCTCTCCAAGAGGTTTGTGAATTAATGTCAGATGATTATTATAGCGAGAGCGAAAATGACTGAGCTTAAAAATAAAATCAACCAAAGGTTAGTTAATAACATTTTTTCTTTGATTGACGGCAATGGAACAATTGATTGGTATTATGAAGATTGCAAAACCATTCAGGAAACATTAAAAGAAGAATTTGACATTCATTTATCCATCAACGAGTGCAGAAAATATTGGCAGTGGAGGTCCAATGAGTGGGATGCTTCTTTCTTAAATGTTCAAGGGCGCTCTAAGGAAGAAATCATTGAGTGGTTTTACCGCTGGGCAAACGGACTAGATGTCTGGGATTTGGTTGAGGATCAAGATGAATAAAGCAAAGAAAATTAAAAAACTGTTGAGAAATAAAGAAAATAAAGTTCTTGTAGATTTAGTTGAAACAGATTGTTGGGGCGGGGACAGGACCCTGAAAACAACAAAGACCTACGGAGAACTAAACAGGGAAGAGATCCTTTGGAGGCAGTCCTTGAAAGAGCACTATGGACCATCAGTAGATCTTATGATGGACATTCCTTCTCTTGTTTTTTATCTTTACATCGTGAATAAAGAAGGAGAACAAGTTTATAGAGAAATTTTTCACAATAAGAAAGATGTTAAAGATTTTCTTATTGGCGGATTTGATGGAGTAATAAAAAAGGAGGAAAAAATGAAAGTATTTATTGTATCAGAAGCGTCCTCGTGGGAGCCAGAGAGAATTGTTGCTATTTTTGACTCTGAACAAAAAGCAAAGCACTTTGTTGAGGACAATACAAGAGAAAGAATATCGCACTACATTGAGGAATGGGAGGTAATGTAAAGTGATGAAAATCTATTTCGACAACGCCAATTTAGGAGCCACCAATGACCTCAACAACTATGCCCAGAAGCTGGCGTGTAAACTAACGCAATCAGGTCATGAAATTGTTGGGGCGCACGATAATCCTGACGCACAGATCTCGTTCACCCAGATTGTGAACAAGGTTGCGCCTACCCTATTGAGGCTAGACAGGATCTGCTTCAATAGTGACCAAGACTGGAAAAGTCAGAACGCACCCATCAAGGCTTCTTATGAGAAGGCTGATGCTGTTGTTGTTCAGTCAGAGTATGATCGAGGTCTTGTTGAGCACCACTTCGGCAAGCGAGACAATGTTCATGTAGTCCTCAACGGAACATGCCACGACGCCATCGGGCAGATTGAGCCTATGAATATCAAGGCCGACATTCCACAACTAGCCAAGTACGAAGAGTTCTGGATGTGCGCTGCCCATTGGCGGCCTCACAAGCGACTTAAAGACAATATTCGATACTTCGAGGCTCACGCACCAGACAATGCTGCAATGCTAGTATTCGGAAAGGCAGACGATCAAGATGCCCTAAATGAAGTTACTGGCATTGCTTCGGATCGAGTTGTCTACGTTGGTGAGCAACCATGGCCTGTTCTGATCGGAGCAATGAAGGCGTGCTCGACTTTCGTTCACTTGGCTTGGCTTGACCACTGTCCGAATGTGGTGGTCGATGCAATTGCATGTGGGTGTTATATCGTTTGTTCGAATGCAGGCGGCACAAAAGAAATACCGAACAGTTTGCCACTCAATGGCTTTGAGTGGACAGAGGTTCATGACACGCAAACTTTTGGTCCGTGCAAGCTTTATGACCCACCAGGCCTAGATGTCAAAATATCGATCAATTATGAGATTTCCGCTTGGGTGCCCCTCAGAGATTACCCCCTACCAGGACCAGATGACCTTATGACGTTTGGCGACGCAATTAGATACACGAGAATCCTAGAAGAGATGGTGAGTAATAAAAAGGAGGAGCAAAATGAGTAAAAGATATTTTATTAGAGTATTTTCTTTGGATGAAGAAGAAGGCGTGAAGTCTGTATTGGACATGGAACTAGAGCCAACATTTGGAAACTTTGTATGCCTTGAAGACATTGCAGAAGAACTAACCACAACAAACTTTTTTGAGGCATTGGGGGTGAAAAATTATATTATGAGGGATGAATAATGAAAAAGATTAGAAAAAGAAGAAAGCCCAAGCACTACACTGAGAACGGTGGCTACTTCACAAAAGAGGATTTTCTCAAAGAAGAGAGGAGTGCTTTTATCGAAATAGATCCAGATTTTCATGGCCTTTCAATGCCATCTGTGCTCAACCACCTAGAGGTCGAGGCCCGGCGTTTATACAAAATTACTTCTTTTAAAGACGTGGGAATAGGCCTTTCGGATGTTTACGTTCAGGCCGCCCATAAAGGCTGGAACCCAAATTCGCAATTCCGGGTATCGATGAAGATTGGAGACATGAACCAAGAGGCAATCGATTACCTTTGGTCCAGTCAAGAAAAAGAAAACAAGAGGCTTATCACCTACTACGAGAAGCAGCTTGCCAAGTGGCAAGAGTGGCATGACGAATTTGGTGAGGCATACGCTTTACAGCAGAAGCAAAAGGAAGAAAACGCCTTGAAGAAAGAAAAGGCTGCCGCTGAACGTGCCTTAAAAGCAGCACAAGCAAGGCTTGACAAACTAAAGGATAAACAATGAACAAACAAGAACTAGAAAAAAAGATTGAACAACTTGAAGCACAACTTCAAGATCTAAAAAAACATGCGGTGCAGCCGCCCGAAGATCGATCGTGGCGCAACTTTAAAGAGTTTTACATTAAAAATGCTGGCTACACTTGTCCGTTTTGTCCAGAAAAGGCATTTTCTGTTTTAGATAAACACTTGGCTGAAAAAGTATTCCATGCATGGAAGGTTTTTCAGTTTAGGATGTCCCTCGCTCACCTTTGGGGGGTAAGAGAGGAGGACCGCCAGTTGTTCTTTGATAGGTTCCACAAGCAACTTGAAGCAGAAGCCTGCGGAGACCCCCATGCTCTCACTTATAACCCAGACAACTTTATGCTTGAAAGTGCTTTTGAACAGGCGATAGAAGACGACGACCTAATGAAAGCCATAAAAACGGATCTCGGCCCCGACACCTTCTATTATGCGGAAGATTATTTCAATGAACTTATCGAGGCTTATTTTATCTACTACGAGAACAAATACTTTACAGGAGGGAATCTGTAAGCAGAACTTCTCGATTGCGCATCTCGCACTATTTAGATTAGGAGAGAAAAAATGAAAATAAAACACCTAATCGAGCAACTAGTTTTAGAAGAGTTGGAAAAGTATAAGATTGGCGCCGGCAGCGCCATCCCCGCTGGCCCTGTAAAACTTTATCACATTTCTGATACAGAAGGTATCAAGAAACTTGACCCCAATGTCGCCGTAAAAGGAAAGAAAGGTTATTCAAGCGCCGGATACAAGACCTGGGACCAGCCAAGGGTTTTCTTTTTTACAAAAAAAGGTCAGCTCGACGGCGGCTTTAGAAAGATACAAGGAAAATATGTTTATGTTGTTGAGTTGGACCGATCAGAACTTTACGACCTAAACCACGATGATCCAAACTATTTTGCTGATTGGGATAGAGCAAAGAAAAGATACATTGAGATAACTGGCCACGATTCCACATTCTCAGTAAATCAGTATGATCTTTTAAAGACCTTGTTAGGAAAAGACGCCCCGAACGTAAAGGGCTTTCTTCTCAGACAAGGCCCTAAAAAAGAACCTGCAGAAGAAGAAAACACCATTGCGGCTCTATGGGAACCAGTTGAGCCATCAGGGGTTATTACTCCTGAAGAGTATTATGAAAAGCAGAAATAACAAAAGGAGGTATAATGCTTATCAATGACACAGTGCTACAAGTTAAAGGAACGTCTGTTTTGTTTGGCCGTGTGCGTGAAACAAAGAAAGAAGGAAAATGGACTTACGTAAAAGTAAAGTGGGCTCCAACCACCGCTTACAAGGCCCTACAAGAAAACCTTCGAAGCCTTTTGGAAATCCGCCGCAAAGACTTCGATCCAGAAACTGAGTGGATTCGCTGTGATAAACTTGTAAAGTTCGATAAAGAACAAACGATTGAAGATATCAACAAACTAAACGATTAAAGGAGAAGTTTGAGAAAATGAAAAAAATCATGAAAGAATGGAGAGAGTTTGCAAACTTAAACGAATCTGGTTTGAGCAGAATCTATAAGCACATCCAAGAGCACGATTGTGTTGTTATTACTTCGTTTCGAGACGACACCGAAGATAGCGCAAACTGCACCGACAAAGCAATCATCGGCAAAGACAACAAAGAAAGAAACAGAGACTTAAAGGCAACCTTGTTGGGCTTGGGCTATGGCGTGACGAGCGTTGATGGTTCTTATATTGAGAACTACAACACCGAAGCAGCCAAGGAAGTTAAAGAAGATAGTTTCTTTTGTGTAAACCTAAAAGATGATCCTGGCTTTCTTGAAAACATGGCAAAACTTGGTGAAACATTTTGTCAAGATTCCATTCTTGTTTTTCCTCGTGGCGGCAAAGGCGCTTACCTTTTAGGGACAAACAGCTCAGATTTTCCAGGCTACGGCAAGAAAGAAAGCCTTGGCGACTTTGCGGGCGGCGAAGAGGCAGAGTTTATGTCAAGGATTGGAGGTCGCCCTTTCACAACCAAA